AAGCTGTACCGAAAGCGGCAAGGTTACCTTGCGGTGTAGTATCCTCAGCAAGCCCTGTGGCGCTAGTCTGGGCAATGGGATTAATAGATACGGGAGTAGAACCACCACCAAGATACTCAGGGCGCTGTAAACGAGCGTCAGGGCTAACAACACCAAAGTGTGCCCTAATAATTTCAGTATAACGAGTACCACCGCGCGCATCCCTTTCCAAAAGTTTTTGTATCTGAAATGACTGACGAAGCTGATTAATTGTCGCAGCTGTTGCAGTCGACAAATCAGCCGTAATACCAGTCAAACTGGCAGCCAGGCCAGACTCGCCACTAGACACCACACCGAATGTACCGGCAATAGTAGTACTTTGATTACTGCCAGAAGGCGTAGCGTTATACGCTCCCGCAAACATATTCAACGTACCATTGGAAGAAGCAGTAGCAAGTCCTAAATTAGTGGAACCATTGGTAAACCCTAACGTCTTGCCATTGCCATAAACAGGAGCAGTTGAAGCAGACAACGCTGCACTACCGCCTAACGGCAACGTAACACTGGCTCCCTTCTGGGGCCAAGGCAAGCAAGCCGTAAAATAATCATGTCGTTTACCACGACGAAGCAACACATAGTCCGAAGGATCGTCTGGGCCATCGCCCAGATCGACAGGAACACTGTCCTGCAAATTCTCATCACGAAACCACTCGTTCCAAATAAGGTTGTAAGCCCTAGGCCAAAAATTACAGTGGGTAACTGTATTCGACCCAGTTATCTGACCTGCCGTTGGCAGGCCCATGTAATCCTGCAACGAACCTACAACATAACCCCCTTCGGGGGACTCACATTCTGGAACGGTGTAATCAATCGAGCTATCTGGATCAGGCCAGCGCTCTCCCATAAACTTCTGCCAATTCTCCCAAACAAGGCGATTTGGCACAAAAAAGAAAAAACTATCAAGATGCATGTTATCCATCACTGGAAACAATGGCGTTGCCAAACGGGCAAACGCTGTCATCTTTAAATTGATCGTATCGCCTGGTAGCACTTCATCAACAAACACAGGCACAAGATATCCAGAATCAAAAGTAGTCTTATAACCACTCTGCCTATCAAACTTAGAACGTGGAATATCCGCTCTCGGGATCATCGAGAACTGATGCACGTTTACTGACTTATTACGATGCATAACGATCCTCCAAATGTTGAGCCCCAAGAGACTTTCGTTTCTTGGGGCCCTCGACTAACTACTCTCTATCCTTCAGCTGCTTGCCTAACGCCAGCTGCTTAGGGGTCTCGTGCAACTCAAACTTACCCGTAGCATCATCAAATGATCCTAGCTCAAAAAGATCAAAATCATCAGGATGCTGATACACCTGATTGTCTTCCGCTCTACGGTTCACTTCATCCTGAAATGACCGAATGGCTACACCAACAGCGGGCAGAAAAAAAGGCCGACCATAAGCCTCAGCGGCCCGGTCTCTTATAGAACAAACTATCATCTTCATCTTAACCTCACGTTAAAGTTCGTTTCAATTGTCGAAGCCTGGCTTTCGCCACCTTCTCCTTAACCAACAACCTCTCGTCCGTATTGTCCTCGTACCTAGAACGAGCCCTGCTCTCCCGTTGGAATTCTATCACCTCAAAATCCTCTGGGTGTTCGACCTTAAACTTCTTATCATAAAAACGAGGAGGTCTCACTTTCTTACCGTTTACCACAACATAGTCATGAGGGTAAACATCATCCTTCCACTTAGTATACCAATCAAACCCGATTCCGGGCTTTAAAGACATCTTCGTAAACTCAGGCCTACGTACTGTAATCTCTCCAGTCAACTCATTAACTCGCTCATAGTGCTCGTCTTGATTCTTACCATTGACTTTCTTCATGATGTACCTAGCAACGTACGCTGCGCTTTGAAAATTAACATCACCTATCGAAGAATAGCCGAAAGGCCATAAAGACTCAAGCTTATCACTACGATAAAGTAAAGAGCCACTACCAGTACGCTTAAAAAAAACCTTATCATCAAAATCGTAATTAAAAAGACAAGCATGAAAATGAGGTCTACCAAGCTGCTCTCCATACTCTCCAGCCATGTAGAACCTTACCCGACCACCAACGGCCTTACGGAGCCGTTTCATAAACTTCTGGAAGTGGTCGTAATGCAAAGAGCCATCCTCCGGTAAATTCTCATCGTTGTACGTTAATGTAATAAAGCAATTCTTTTCGTACAAACTCGCTTCATGCATGCACCTAACTGCCCACTGGCGAGAGCGCTCAAGCCTACATCCTACGCACTGCCCACAAGGCAGGGTGAGGTTTCGTATGATGTCATGCCTGGCGCTCTCATAAAACACAACTTCACCAGCTGCAGTCTTAAACGCACTGAGCGGATGATAGCAAGGCACTACATCCTCCAACCACCACGCATGGGGTTGCTACGAAGGTTAGCGGCCTTAGTCCGCCTAACACCTCTTTTAAAAGACTTGGCAGAACGATACTTATTCACTCGCATACGTCTCATGATCCTATCCTTTCCGTTAAGTTGGTGTCACCTAGCACAGTTACATCAAGTAGATCACTGTGCAGCCTCAGCCTTAACGGCCTCGGTAGGTGACTCTGCGACCGCTGCAGCGGCCGTAGGAGCGAGCTGTGGGGCCAATAGCCCCATCTCTCGCAACTCATCCCTGTTCGCCTCATCCGAACAGAAATCCACAAACGCTGCTGGATCGTTTGCAAAACGATTCCGCACCGTAGCTGGCAAAGCCAGAAAAGCGTCTTGCGCAGCCATCACAGCGTTCAATGCGCTGTGATAATCAGTTACGCCCGAAAAATCGCCATACTCGGGCTGGAGCGGACTTACGGGCAACTGCCCCGTAACATTAAACCGCTTCAAAATAGTATTAATATCGCACTCCTCCTTAAAATTCTGTTGAGTGCGACTACCATCAGTACAATAAAGCGCTGATTCCTCAGACGCTAAATTCGTATCATAGTTATACGGATTACGAATAAACATTACTTTCTCCTTCCCCAATTCTTGGGATTAAGTCGACCTAACTTGCGATCAAACCAACTCTCAGCTGCACCAATAGCACCCTGAACAGCTGCACCAGCTGGTCCAGCTTCCGCCAAAATACGGCGCATATTTCCACTTTTTAACTCAGCAGCAACCTGATTCTGCTCAAGCTTCGCCTTAGCCATATAAAGCGGAACCTGCGCCTCTAACAACGCAGTCTGTTGCTCATAATTCAACTGACGAAAAGCCTCAGTCCTTGTAGTAGCAAGTAACTGATCAACCATTGCACGAACCTGCTGAGGCTTCTCACGTTCAGTAGCAATCTGAGCACCAATTAATTCGGTCTCTTCAACTAATTTAACGGTCTGTTGAGCACTAAGACCAATCCGTGTAGCAGTCTCTTCAAGATTCAACTTAGCTTGTTGCAAACCAGTCTCAGACAAAATATCAGTCTCAACGCCAACTTTCTCAGCTTGTGCAGCAGACGAAAAACCACTACCGGCCCCAGACAAAGCTTGGGCCGCTGCACCACCAGGATTAATAACGGGAGCCATAGCACCCGCTGGCGTCGAAGCTCCGCCAAGCCTCGAAACCAGCATAGGATTAATACCAGCTGCTTTCAAATCTGCGACTTGACGCTGATAAGCAGTATTAGACATATCCTCCTGAAACTGCATTTGTCTATCAGCCATCTGTGCAGACGCAACATTAGTATCTTGCGCACCCTTGTACGCAAGATACCCCGCACCCAACGTAGCAAGTGCGGTCCACATCAGAAATGATCAATCAAACCAGGCACTGAGTACAACGGCATTGGCCGTGCCTGTTTAACATCGAAAAACGCATCTAACAAAAACTGTTGCCCGTTGGCAGCCTCGCCAACAGCAACAACCCGATCAACTGGCGGCTGATCTTGTATGAACTGGTCATTAAGTGTCGGCAGAGACCCAAAATTTTGGGCCAGATGCCAAGCATCTAATGTACCCGCTGCCGTACTTCTAAACAGGCCAGTAATCTGGCTGGGCTTATACCGATACTCAGCCCACCGCTCCTGATAACCAAAAACGTCATCATCTGATGCCGTACCAGTCGCATAAATCTCTTTATTAAGCACAGCTTGCTCACCAAGCGTTGCAAAAGCCGGAAAGTAAAAATCATACCTGGTGGAGCGTGACCACATACGCTGCAGACCCTGTTGATACGTCAAGTCTGCCCTTACAGCCACCATACCAATGATTAAACCGTGCTCTGTAGAAGAGTACGTAAATCCATGACCGTACGCCAAAGCTGTACCGAAAGCGGCAAGGTTACCTTGCGGTGTAGTATCCTCAGCAAGCCCTGTGGCGCTAGTCTGGGCAATGGGATTAATAGATACGGGAGTAGAACCACCACCAAGATACTCAGG